CTGCACGATTATACGTCGGAAAGATTGCCGAGAGCGCCCGCCGCCTCGAGTGCGCGGTAGATGATGCAAGCGACGGCCTCGCGGGTAATCGGCTGTTGCCAGCCGAAATTACCGGCTCCGTCGCCGTTGAAAATGCCCTTGCGCTTGCAGTATTCCGCCGCCTCTTTCGCCCATTCGGAGGGCGTGTCGCCGGTATCGGCGCAAGAGGTCAGTTGCTTTCTTGCCTCGTTAATATCCATGTCGAAATCCTCCTCATTTCCAGAGAGGCGAGCCTTAAATCTCGCCCATTGTTCATTTCCGCTCGTGCCGTAATAGGCGTTCATGTCGTCGCCCATCCACGGGCGCGGACACCATTTCCCCGTTACGTCGTAATGCCGGACGACGTTCTCGGCGGGGATATTGTATTTCTCCATGAGAGCCCGCGTAAACTCTACGAGATTATCGACGGTCTTTTCGGTGAAATACCAATCCCGCGCCGCCGCGCTCCCGGCGGTAGACTTATCCAGCTTATACGGGCGGACTTCAATCCCGATGCTGTTCGCGTTCCTGCATCGCGGGTGAACGTAGGAGCTCGCGCCACAATGCCACGCGATATTATTGTCCTCGACGCATTGATAGACGATATTCCCCTCGTCTAAACAGTAATGCGCCGAGGCTTGCCTATCGGCTCCGGCGAAGTAGTTCGCCACCGCCGCCGCTGTGCCGAGCGAGCCGAAATAGTGGATAACGATATACTCGATTTTCCGTCCCGCTCCGGCTCGCGTGAAGTTCCGGGAAATAATCCTTTTCTCCACCGTCAGCATAAATTATTCCCCCTTGGAGCTCTTGTCTACCGCGTCGCTGATTTTCTGCGTCTGCGTTCCGAAATAGAACGCGATAACGACCGTGTAGACCGTCATAAACTCTTGGCTCGTCTGCCCGGTAATGGCGAGGTACGCGAATACCCCGGAGAGCAAGAGCGTGACGAGGCTCTTTACGCTCAAGAGAGCGCCGAGCCGCTTTACGATGATTTCTTTCATTTTGCTACCTCCTTTAGCAATCTCGTTTTGTTGCCGTGTCGTATGTAATACCGCCGGTCGTGTTCTCGGCCTTGCTCTTATTGAGCGAGAACGAGAGCACGGTAGCGGTCGCGGCCTGTAAAAAGGCGATAAGGGCGGTCAAAAACGGGAGCGAGCCGGTGTAGTTGTTCGCTACTGCAATCCGGCATAGGTCGAGCGTCGTCATAGTCGATTTGTAGTCGATATAGAGGACGGCATAAACGAGGAGCTTTGAAAAGGAGAGATACCCCTTTGCAAAGCTCCATACCTCGCCCAGCGCCCCGGGCGTTCGTTTCTTGATTTCGGCGAAGATGCCGAGCACCCGCTTTTTGAACTTCCGGCGGCGCGCCGCGCCTTTGCGGGCGGACATTATCCGTCCTCCCGCGCCTCGCGCCCCTCGAGCCTGTCGATACGGTGATGCGCCGACTTTGCCGAGCTCTCCACCGCCGACATACGCTCCGCCATGCTGATATAGCGCGCGTCCTGTGCGTCCTGCTTGCGCTCGATGCGGTCAATGCCGCCTTTGATGTACCCGATTTCGGTCAGCATCGTTCCGGCCTCTTTGCCCTCGCTCTCGCTGTCCTTTTTCGAGTTCCGATGAAAAGCGGCGTAACTCAAAATGCCGCCGAGGATAGTCCCGACGACTCCGATAATCGCGCTAAAATAGTCCATTTCATACCTCCGTTAATTCGATGTAGTCGAGTTTAACGGTCTGCTTTCCCGGCAAAATGGGACACCCCCGGACGTGGTAAATCTCCCCGTCAACGATAACACCCTCGCCCTCCGCCTCCGTGCATACGACATAGAGGCCGGGCGCGTCGAGGCGCACCCACAAGAGAGACTCCCGCCGCGCTATGATTTCGCCGTCGAGCTCGACCGTGTAGACCGCCGCGCTCATTCGGCGACCTTTTGCCAACCGGCGGGATACGCCTCGGGAGTCCATACGTTGTTATCGAGCAAGGACTCGTAAAGCACGTCGCCCCAATAGCCGCGCTCGCCCTTGGAGAACGCGAGCCCCGCCGTAATGGTCGCCGGGATAACCCTCACGCCGTTTTTATAGAGCACGTCCTCCCACAAGCTCGGCGCGGCCTCCGGCGTATTCTCCGCCGTGTCCCACAAGTCCACCGCCGCCCGCTTGAGCGCGCCTTTCCAGTTGATACGAGTCCCGGACTTGACGAGCGCCCCGCCGCCGGTGAGCGTCGGATAAAGCTCGACGGCGGTCGAGCCGTCCTTATCGTCGAGCCCGGCTCCCGCCGCCTTTTCAATCATAGCGCGGAGCTCCCGCGCCCTCTGTACGGTAATCATTCCGCCGCACCCCCTAACAGAATATCGAGAACTTTATCGTTCTCGGCGAGCATGAGCGTACCGCTCACGACCTCCACGGAGCCGACCGGCTCGATACCGAGGAGCCCGCCGTCGGCGAGGGCGTAAACGAAGTCCTCGAGATAGGTCGTCGTCTCGTTCGTCTCCTCGTCCGTGCGGTCGATTGCAGTCTTGACGCAAAAGCCCTCGGCCTCCGCCGCGTCGCACGGGACATAGCACCCGTTTTCGTGCAAGCGGATATATACGAGACTGTCGGAATAGCCGACGACCTCTCCGCCGCTTCTGATTGCATACATACGTTATCCCTCCATTCTCGGCGGCTGTCCGAGCCGCGCTTTATAGAACGCCTCGAGCTCCGGCGTGTTCATCGTGCGGAGGAGGTTTTTCCAGTACAGATTTTCCGCTCCCGCCCATTTCTCCGGGTCGAAGTCCGACGCGCTTTCGTGCTTGCCGTAGTAGCGATAGAGGCCGTCGAGCATTTCTTGTCGGTATGCGCCCTCCGGCGTGTTCGGGCGGAAATGCTCCCACCCGTTTTCAGACGTGACGGCGCAAATCCGCCGCCCGTCGGCGGCAAAGAGAAAGCCGTCCCGCTCCGCGACAAGTGTCCCGTATCGGAGGTTAAAGGCTCCGTCGATGCCCTCGGCCTTAAAGCGCCGATAGACGATATACTCCATAGCTTTATCCTCCCTTGAATAATTCTCGATAGCGCCGCTCTACGGTCTGCGCCATGTGGTACGAATGAAATCGCCTCATGTGTCCCCGCCACGAGACGAGGGACGTTTCCACGTCCGCCGCCGTCATTCTGCCGGAGTCCACCCAGCGCCGGAAAATCCGTAGTTTCTCCCTCATGTGCCGGATACCCTTATAGGTCGCCCGGCGGACGACTTTCCCGTTTACGCCATAGCGAAAGCGCACCTTGACGAACGTAAAGCCGCGCGTGAGCTTGATAATCTGCGTCTTTTTCGGATTGAGGCGGATACCGAGCTCGTCGCATAGCCGCCGGAGTTCCCGGAGGCAGAGCTCGAGCTTTGCCTTTGACTCGCTGATGATGCACCCGTCGTCCATATAGCGGGCGTAGTGCTTCATGCCGAGCACGTCCTTGATATAGTGGTCTATCCTGTTCGGCAAGGCGAGCGCGGCGATTTGCGAGACTTGGCTCCCGAGTCCGAGCCCCACGTCGCCGAAGTTCTGAATAAAATATTTCGAGAGCGAAACGAGGCGGTCGTCTATGCCGCTCCGCTCGAGCTCCCGAAATACCGGCTCATGCCGGGCGGTATCGAAATACTTTGAAAAATCGAATACGAGGACGTAGCCCTCCCGCCCGTACTTCCTGTAATGCTCCGCGAGAAAGCGCGTCACCCGGGATACGGCGAAATCGTAGCCTTTGCCGCGCAAGCTCGCTCCGTTGTCGTAGATGAACGACCGGGAGAGCATCGGCACAAGGCAGTAATCGCATAAGCACCGTTGCACGACGCGCTCGGAGATATGTACGCTCCGAATGTGCCTCGGCTTTCCCCGCTCCACAATATCGAACTCGTAAAAGCCCTTGGAGCGGTATCTCCCGGCTATCAATTCCTCGTGTGTCTTTGTGACGTTGGCGAGCGAGGCGGCTTTGTATCGCTGTGTGCTCGCTTTCCAGCCAACGCCACGGACGGAGGCGCGGTAGCTCTCATAGAGCCGCTCGAACGAGAAAACCGTCTCGAAATCTCCGTACTCCCGGAGCGCGACGGCTTTCTTTTTCATTCTCGCGGCCTTGCGACGCTGATACCGTGCCTCGCGTCGTTCTGCGCTGTTCATAAGATAAAAATACCTCGTACATTTCTTTCTCGGCGTGTTGTCTAAAATGCGTAACGGCGAGCCATGAAAGCGCGGAAAACACGCACTCCGCGCCCATGCAAGGAGCGTCCGGCTAACCGTATCGCGGTATATGTTTGTCCGGCGGCGCGAGGCCGTCAGAGAGGTTATATTCCCCTTTTATATAGGGACTGCTTTCGCTCCGTGAGGAGTTATTCGGTCTGCCCCATGCTGATATAAAATCCGGGCGCGACACCATTCGAATTGCTCGCGTTGTTGTTGTTGACCGTGCCGTCGTTGTTCACATTCACGAAGTTCGAGGAGTTGCTCGCATTCGGGGAACGGAGCCACCAATTGACGGCGAAGCGGAATATAACCTAATCGCTCGGAGGATTAAGCTCGCGCCTTATCGCTCCGCTTGATTTTAGAGATTTGCGAGAGCTCGTCCGTAATGAGCTTTACCCACTCTTTGAGGACGTTCGGCGGTATCTTCTCATGGTTGACGGTCATATATGCGAGGTCGAGCACGTCGAGCATCGAGTTATAATAGCCCTGCGCCGTCTCGTAATACTCTTTCCGCCGCTGGATGTTCCGGCGGCGTATCTCCTCGGGAGATTTCTCGTCAACGTAAATGAGGTTTGCCGTCTTTATCATGCGATAAGCCTCTCGCGCCGCGTTGTAGAGCGGCAAGGAAAAATAAAAGGTGTAGCTTTTCGGCAAGATGCGGACGCGGTTATATGTGAATACATAAATCTCGCGGGCGAGGTTGATATACTCCGCCGGGCTTTCGCCGCGTCTCGATTTTGGTACGGACATTTTCTTTCCTCCTCGCCGACTATGCGCCCATTGAGGGCGCAAGTCTCGATTTCCGAATTATACGCAAAAGCCGGGCGCGACACCACGCGAACGGCCCGCGTTGGTGCCGCTGACCGTGCCGTCGGTGCGCACATACACGAAGGCCGAGGAGGTGCTCGCATACGGGGAACGGAGCCACCAATAGACGGCAGTACTCGTCGCGCTATGGTTGTATTTGATTTTGCTATTTCCGGCGGAATAATAGGCGTACTGCGCTTGTTTGCTCGCCTCGTTGCTGTTTGCGTAGGTAGTGCTGCCGAAAACCTCGTACTCCGAGAGGAGGAAAACGTAATCCGTTGTTGCCGTGACTGCGCTCGCCGCCGTGCTGTTGCCGGTGTTGTTGGTGTACTTTGTAACGGACTTGAGGACGGCACGGAGCGCCGCCGGTAGAACGCCGATAAACGTCCCGGAATAGCTCGAGAGGCTCGTCCCCAAAATCTTTGTACGCATATAGGAGGAGTTCCAGCCGCCGGAGTTTGTGTTTGAGGTATTCATGTAGAAATCGGAGTCGTCGCTATACCCGCTCACGAGGCAAACGTCCGTTCCGCCGGTGAGCGCCGTCTTTCCGATTTGGAAATGAATACGGTTTGCACCCTCGACGCTCGCGTTATGGTTAAACCCGATAATGAAAGCGTAGGTCGTGAAATTAGAGAGCGAGAGCTTGCTCATTGTGCCGTTAAGCGTTACGGCCTTGCGGTCGCCGATGCTCCAATAGTTCGCGCCCTGTCCCGCGTCGGAAACGGACTTGATAACGCTCCACTCGTTATTGTTGAGCGTAGAGCTCACGAAAGAGAGCGTCAGCGCGTAGGAGGTCGTGGAGGACACGACATTGACGGAGCCGCTCACGGTCTGCCCGCTCTTTGTGGCCTCGACGGTGTATGTACCCGTCTCCGTGACGGTGAAAACCGCCGAGCCGGTGCTCGTCTTTGTGGCGATAGTCGTCCCGCCCTTTTTCAGCACGACGGACGCGCCGGAGTCCACGTTGACGGTAATCGTCGCGGAAAAGAACGTCAGCGCCACCGCGTAGCTATCCACGACGGAGACGCTTTTCGTGTCGGACGTTTGCCCGTTGAGCGTAGCCTTGACGCTCCATGTACCGGCCTCCGGCAAGGCCAGCGTACAAGAGCCGCTCGCCGCCGTACCGTTTACCACTTTCGAGCCCTTTGTCGCCGTGACCGCCGCGCCGCTGGTAACGGATACCACGAGGGAGAGTTCGACTCCGGGCTTGTTGACTGCGTTTGTTCTACCAATCATTTTTAGCTCACCGCCTTAATACAAGTAATGCTCTGCACCGTGATAGCCGCCGTCGGCTTTGTCGCGGCGTAGATTTTGACCGTCCCGCTCCCGGAGAGAGCGACCGGCGCAAAGTTCCCGCTCGCGGCCTCCGTCGCGCCGAACACGACCTCGGGGACGTGGCTCGCCGTTACGCCGGAGCAAGCGATAGAGGCGGCGTAGGGATACGCCGCGTATGTGCTGTCGCTCGCCCATGCGGAGGCGGCGACGGAAACGCCGGAGAAAATCTTTACCTCGGCGTATCCCGCGTGAGCGTGGGAGGCGTTGGCGAAGTCGCTCGCTTTCTTGCCGCTGTCGGTGAGGTTGCCGTTTGCATCGAGCCCGGCGAAGTTGCCCGCCGTGGCGGAACTCACCTTGTCGGCCTTGCCCTCGTGGGTGTGGCTCGCGTTGGCGAAGTCGCCCGGCTTTTTGCCGGAGTCCGTGATATTGCCGGAGGAGTCCAGCCCGGCGAAGTTGCCCGCCGTCGGGGAGGATACCTTGTCGGCCTTGCCTGTGTGGGTATGATTTGTGGCGGCGAAGTCGCTCGCTTTCTTGCCGCTGTCGGTCGGATTGCCGCTTGCATCGAGCCCGGCGAAGTTGCCCGCCGTGGGAGAGGAGACTTTCTCCGCCTTTTCCTCGTTGAGCTTTTTAATATTTTCCTGCATGGCGGTCTGGTCTGCCGCCGTAAAGTATCGGGCGATAACGTCGCCCGCCGACCACGCGCGGGCGGTCGTGCCGTTCTGCGCTCGCGTGACGGTGAGCACGTTCCCGCTCTTGGCGGTCATAAGCACCGTTTCCGCCGTGGAGCCGTCCGCTCCAATCGTGAGCAAGTTCGGAGCATCCGGCAATACGGAGCCGTCAACGACGTTTACGGTCGTACCCGCCGCCGTCAGCGCGCCGGAGAGCGACGTTTCCGGGGAGTTGGCTTGCGCCGGGTACATTTTCACTAATTCGGACATTTTCTTTCCTCCTTTTAGTAGTCCCCGCCGCCGCGAGAATTACAGAATGTTTGAGCGAATACCGCGGCCACGATACGGCTCATGTTATCGGGGAGTATCTCTATCGAGTGCCACGCATTACGGCGTATCTTGCCGCTATCGTCCGTGGCGAGATATTCCACAATGTCGATATTGCTATACGAGGACGGCGCGGGTATCTCTTTGCCGTCTACCTTGATAGTCGCTTTCGAGGCGCGTTGCCCCTCGTATATGCCGAACTCGATAGCGTGGGTGTGGTCTTTGACGGTGTGGGTATGGTCTTTCACCGTATGCGTATGTGCGCTTACCCGGTGCGTGTGGTCGTCGATTTCGTGGGTATGCGCCGAAATCCTGTGCGTGTGCGCCGGGTGAACATGAGCCCCCGACCAAACGAACGTCTCGTAGCCGTCAACGGTTTTCCCGTCGCTGGTTGTAGCGAGCCGTGCGCCGCGCGAAATGCCGTGATTGTGCACGGCCTGTCCGCTCGTCTCACTCGGGAGCACGTTTGAGGACTCGAGCGCCGTTCCGCCGGACGTTTGCCCGCCGCCCGCGCTCGTGGTCTGTCCGCCGCCCGCCGAGGTCGTAGAGCCGCCGCCGGAGCTCGTCGTCTGTCCACCGCCGCCGGAGGTCGTTTGTCCGCCTCCGCCGCCGATAGCTTTCTCATACGCCCGGAACGCCTCAAACTCGATATTGAGGAGCATTTTGTTAATGCGTACCACCGAGTCGGAGATATAGAGTTGCAGTTTCGCCGGATGCGTCGCGTCGGCGTTATCGGAGAAATTATAGATTTGCTGGTTGGTCGCGCCCTGTGCGTATGTCTCGCCGATAAGGGCGCGGCTCTGCAAGTCAGAAATGCTCCCGGCTATGTCCTGCGTCTTGTTGGCAATCGTCACCGTGACATTTCCCGGGTCGCCCTCTGCATCCGCTTTCTCCACGCGGACGATACGGGTACGGAGGTTAATTCCGTCGGCCTCGTCCACGACGCGGACGATTTCGCCCGGGCGGAACTTGGAAAAGCTATCGCCGGTCAGGCGGTGGAGGTCGATAGCCCCGATTTCATAGCTCACATACGGCTCTTTGAGCCCGGCGAGTATCTGCTCGGCGTATGCCTTGAGGTTTTCCGCGATTTCGTACCGGGAGTCTACGAGGATAGTCGAGCATAGGCCGTATCGCTCAATGCTCAAAGTGTCCTCGACGTAGGGAACGCCGCCGTTTACCGGCGCTATCGTGAGTTGGTTTACGCCCTCGCCATAGCCCAGCGCATAGACGCGGTTTGCGATACTCGTCGCGTCCGTCGTCTTTTTGATGTTCGTCATGTTCTTAGCGTATCGGATTTCGCTCTTGAGCTCGTCGGTCGGCGCTGTGAGGGAGAGCGTCCACGGGTAGACGGTCGTATCCCACGACCAAAGGTATTCACCGTCGAAGCACTCCGGCACGGCGAAAAGCGCCGCGAGGAGCGTCGAGTTTTCCCAATTATATTCAAAATAGCGTTTGAAATCGCAAGCGCCGAGCTTCCAGTTTTGCCGGGTCTGCCGGGCGAGAATGTAATTGAGAACGTCGGCGGTCTTTACGCCGGAGCCGCCGCATTGATGATACTGAAAGAGAACGTCGGAGAGGAGCGTAGCGAGGACGTGCTCGCAGTTGTAATAGCGGGTCGCGCCGTTGCTCCGCTCTAAATCCTCCCCGATGATGCGGAAAAGGTCGATACGCTCGTCGCCGTCGAAAATCTCGACATAGTTCAGCGGCGAACAATAGGCGTTTTTCGGGTCGTCCGCCGGGAGCGTAAACGTCGCCGTCCATAGAGAGTTTGTCTCGAGGCCGTAACCGACGGCGAGGGCGTTGTCGAGATAGGCGAGCCGCTTCATATCGCGGTTGAAAATCTGCGGCTTTGCCATTATAACCACCTATCTTTCCACAAGATTTTAACGTCGGCGGTCGTGCCGCCCTCGACGATAATATCGTTCTCGCCCGGTTGGAGCTTGAAAAATGCGCTATCGTCGCTCACGCGGTCGATGATGTTCGCGCCGTTGAGCGTTACGGTCATGTGCTCCGTGTCGATAACGAGCTCGTCCCCGGCGACCATATTCACGCCCTCAATTACCATAGTGACGGAGCCGTAGGTCGAAACGCCCGTACCGCTCGCCGTCGCTACGGCCTCCGCCAGCGCGGAGAAAAAGAGCACTCGGATATAGTCGCCGACGCTCCCGGCCTCCGCCTCCGCCAGCGCGGAGGGGAGGAGGACGCGGACGAACACGCCGGACGCGGTAGCGACCGCCTCCGCCGAGCCGTCGAGGTATCGAATGATTTTCAGCGTCGCCGAGGTATCCGTCTCCGCGTTCGCCGTGGCGAGCCACTCGAACACAATAGACGTTGTTCGGTTGTACGCCGTCTTATTGTACGGAGTGCGGTTATACATTTGCTCGCCTCCTCGTTATGCCAAAGTGCAAACGATAGCTCCCGCCGATACCGTGATAGCGTCGCCGTTGAGTACGTTCTTGCTCCGGGTAAAGGAGCCGTACCAAAGCAAATTACCCGCCGTCAGCGCGTCGTAGATGCCCCAATAGGCCACCGTGCCGAGGTCTGCCGTCAGAGTGCCGAAATCGACGGCGGCGGAGTTGGATACCTGTTCTTTGCCGGAGACGAGGGACGGCGCGCCGAAATTGATAATCTTTCGGGCATAGCCGCCGCCGGATACCTCCGTACCCGTGCCGCTCGCCGTCGGGTCGGTGAGGAAAAGGGCGAGGTAGTACGTCCCGCTCCGCAAGGACGTGTTCAAGAGGGTAGATGCGTGTACGTTGGATAATGCGCTCATAGTAAAAACCTCCTAATTTTTAATTGACCTTGAGCCGTGTAATCGTCAGCGTTTGGATATTGCCGCGCGCCGTGATGTAGATTAGCCCGTCCGTTTCCTGCGTCCCGTGGACGTTGACGGCCTCCGTGTGAGGCAGAGAGACGGATTTCACGTCCTGCTGGTTGTAGAGCAAGGACTCCGCGAACGGTTTACAGAGAAAGCGCACCTCGCACGTCCCCGTAACGGCGATTTGCTCGATAGAGATACCGCCGACGACCTTTGCGGAGTACGCCTTTTCCGGCTCGTCGTCAAAGACGAGCAAGCCCTCGCCGGAGAGCCATTCCGCCACGGCGCGCGCTCGCGTCCTCACGCCCGCGTAGTGGTAGCCCTCGCCGACGAAAGCGACGGTACATACGATTTCGCGGTTTTCGTAACCGTCCTCAATGTCGTATGTGCCGCTCTTGCCGGGTATCGTGTATTGCGTTACCCGTTTCGCGGGGAGGAGCGTTCGGTCGGTGGACTTGAATACGACTCCCATATCCCCGCTATGCTTGTTGTTGAAAATAAAACCCATGCTCACGCCATAGATACCCCCTTGCTCCGCGTTTTCGATTTCTGCATATTGTAGAGCTCGCGGGCGATTTTCTTTACGTCCGCCTCCTCACGGACGGCGAGCTCCGCGATATGAAAGTGATTTACGACGTTTGTATCTCCGCCGCCGGATGCCGTCGCACCGCCGTCGCGCCCGGTCAAGTCTGCCGGGACGGATGCGGAGACGGCCTCGACGGTCGCTTTTGCAGAAAAGCCCGTCTCGATTTCTCCGATTTGGCTTGCGAGCCGGGCGTTTACCGCCGCGAGCCCGGAGTCTACCTCGTCGAGCATCTGCTCGCTCATGCCGCCGATAGCGTTTACCGCCTTTTTGCCGTCCTTGTCCACGGCTCCGGCGAGTCCCTCGACGAGCATTTCGCCCACCCATGCCATTTGTGTACTCGGGGAGTGGATGCCGAAAAAGTCCGTAATGCCGTCCCAAATGGAGGAAATCCACCCGGACACTTTATCCCAAAGCCACCCGGCGAGCGACTGGATGCCCTCCCACAAGCCCCGGACGAGGTTTGCGCCGACCTCTGCGACCTGCGACACGCCCTCGCCGAGCGCGTTCACGATGTCGGTAATAATCTGTGGCATAGCGTCGCGGATTTCCGCCCGTATTTTCGGGAGGTCTGTAATGAGCGAGGTCAATAGCTTGATACCCGTCTCGACAATTTTCGGGATACTGTTTATTAAGGCATTGACGACACCCGTAATAATTTGCGGGATAGCCTTTACTATCGTTAAAATGATTTCCGGGAGGTCGGTAATTAAGGCGGTTAAAAGCTGTACGCCCGCGTCCACGAGTGCCGGTAAATTATCGAGGAGTGTAGAGATTATATTTTCGATAATTCTCGGCAAAACCTCGCATACCTTTGTTATGATTTCCGGGAGGTTTGTAACGATTGCCGTCAATAACTGTACGCCCGTCTCGATTAACTGCGGAATGGTATCAAGGAGTGTCGTAACGAGGCTCTCAATAAGTTGTGTCGCCGCGTCATATAGCAACGGTATGTTCTCAATGAGCGTTGTTGCAATCGTCGCTACGGCCTCCACCGCCGCCGGAACGAGCGTCGGGAGCGCCTCTGCGATACCTTGCGCAAGCGCGGCAACGAACTGTACCGCCGCCTCGACAATAAGCGGCAAAGCCTCGACAACGCTTTCAACGAGCATCGGCACAATAGCCGCGACCGCACTCACGAGCCCCGGTAGCATGGATACGAGCCCGTTTAATAGTGCCTCAAAAAGTCCCGCCCCCATTTTTAGGAACTCCGGCAAGAGCGGAGAAAGTGCGTCAAGGATGCCCGCGAAAGCGTTCGGGACGGTCTTTGCGAGGTTTTCAATGACCGGCGAAATGTTCTTTATGACCGAATTAAAGGAGTCTACGACGTTATCGCATAGCTTGTCTATGTCTGCGTCTGCGTCGCCGAGGCCGGTAATCAGATTTTGAAACGAGGATTTCAGCATCCCGATAGAGCCGGAGATAGTCGCCTCCGCCTCTTTCGCCGTCGTCCCCGTAATGCCCATTTCCGTCTGGATAACGTGAATAGCGTCGATAACGTCCGAGTAGCTCGAAATGTCGTACTTTACGCCGGAGAGCTTCTCCGCGTCCTCGAGGAGCCGTTGCATTTCCTCTTTCGTACCGCCATACCCGAGCTTGAGGTTATCGAGCATTGTATAGTTCTGCTTTGCAAAGCCGGAGTATGCGTTCTGAATGGAGGCCATGTCCGAGCCCATTTTGTTGGCGTTGTCGGACATATCCGTAATTGCCATGTTCGCATACTCGG